ACAGAAACAAAATTATATAAGACTTTGAAAAAAGGAAAAGAATTAGATTTAAATACTAAAAAACAAAACGAAGTATTAAAAAAATTAGAACAAAAGAAAAATAAAAAAGCTCTTGGTGGTTATATGGATAACTTCCAAATATCTCAAGAAGAACCTTTAGCAAAATATAGCATTGGTGGAGCAGCAGCTCTTAATGAAAAGTATGATAGACGAAAAGATTATAAAGCTTTTGCAGAAGGAGATTTAGTGGAAGAAGAAATTATTGAAGAACCTTTAATGGCTCCAGTAGGAATGGAAGAACCATTGATTGAAGATGAGATTGCTGCAGATGATTTAGCTATGGAAGAAGATGTAGCTATGGAAGATGCAGAAAGTGTTTTAGATACTTCAATGTTAAGTGAAGAAGAAGAAGTAGTCGTGGATGCTGCTATAGAAATGTATCCAGAATTAGAAGCCATTTTACCAAAAATGGTTGCAACAGAATTTACAGAAGATGAATTAGTAGAAGGACCTGGTACAGGAACTTCCGATTCAATCCCAGCATTATTGTCAGATGGCGAATTTGTATTTACAGCAAAAGCTGTTAAGAATATCGGCATTGATAAATTAAGAAAAATGATGGCACAAGCTGAAGAAGCTTATGATGCTGGTATGGTTAATCAAGAAGAAGCTGCAGAACTTGCAGTAGATGAAACCATCGTATAACAGAATTTAGAGTAGGTACTCTAGATAAACAAGCTACCTTCTATTTTGTAATAGAAGCCCTTGTAGCTTCGTTTCAATCAATCACCTTTTTTTGCTACCTTCAGTAAAAGAAGCCCAAAGGAGGATATATGAAACAAGACGAAGGCAAAACTAATGAAGTCGAAGCGAATCCATATAATCGCAAAAAGTATTGGCACACAGATGATGTAATGCCAAAAACTTTAGTAAGTGCGGATAGTGGACCAGCCGAGCCTGACCCTGATAAGAAGACAGGATTTGACTATGCGACTAATACTACTACAGATAGTGTTAACCCAAATGTCTTATCTACTTCTGAAACAGCCACTTCGGATAAGGTCGAAGATTCACCATTAAGTAATGTTGAAGCTAAACCTTATACAAAAGTTGACTACAAAAAAAGATATGATGACCTAAAGCGTTATTATGATAGGAAACTTGGTGAATGGAGTAATAAAGAAGGAGACCTCAAAGCACAGCTTCGAGATAACCGACCTAAATACACACCACCTAAAAGTGCTGACGAACTTAGTGCTTTTAAAAAAGATTACCCTGACATTTATGGCGTGGTGGAAACTGTATCTCACTTGCAATCTCAAACAGAGATGAAAGGTTTGCAGGAAGAAGTTGACTCTTTGAAAAAAGCTAATACAGCTTTATCACAAAGAGAAGCTCAATTAGAGTTATCGAAATTTCATCCAGACTTTAATCAAATTAAAGAATCAGATGATTTTCATAATTGGGCAGACACACAACCCATGGAAATTAAGAAGTGGGTTTATGAGAATACTTCAGATGGTAAACTTGCTGCAAGAGCAGTTGACCTGTATAAGAAAGACCGAGGACTTGGATTAGATAAAAAAGCCACAGAAGATAAAAAAGTTACTCAAGGTGCTGATTTGTTAGTTAAAACTAACGAACAAATTCAACCACCAACGAATAATAAAGTTATCTTTAAAAGTTCTGACTTTGCAAAAATGTCAGACGCTGAGTTTGAAAGAAATGAGAAATCTATTCTGATAGCTCAGAGAGAAGGTAGAATTACTAGAGATTAGTAAAACTATCATTTTTATCAACCAAACAAAAGGAGTCATACAATGGCTAATTTTTCTGGCGGTTCAACTACTAACTTTTTAACAAGTGTAGCAGGGCAAACTAATGCCTTTTGGGTACCTCAAATATACTCAAAGAAAGTTCAAATAGCACTACGTAAAGCTGCAACTGCAGAAGCAATCTGCAATACAGACTATATGGGTGAAATTAAAAACTTTGGCGACACAGTTAATATCGTACAAGAACCCCAAATAACAGTAAGTGATTACACTAGAGGTTTAGCGACTTCAGCTACAGCACTTACTGACCAAGAACTTATTTTGGTCGTAGACCAAGCTAAGTATTTTCAATTCGCACTAGATGATATTGAGAAAAGATTTTCTCATATCAACTTCCAATCTGTTGCTTCAGACAACGCAGCATACAAGCTAAGAGATGCTTTAGACAGTAATGTCTTTACTTATCTTGGTGCAGATGCTCAAGTGTCTACAACTGCAAATAGACTAGGAACTACAGGAACACCTATTGATATAGGTTTTGCTACTGGTGAAATTGACCCTCTAAATAGTATGAGTACATCTGCTAAGTTGCTCGACATTCAAAACGCACCTGAAGAAGGTCGTTGGTTTGTTGGTGCACCTGAGTGGTATGATGCTTTAGCTAACACATCTTCTAAACTATTATCAGTTGATTACAATGCTGGTAAAGGTAGTCTTAGAAATGGATTAGTAGCATCTGGTCTCGTTAGAGGTTTCCAAATGTACAAATCAAATAATCTAGCAACAAATGACTTATCAGGTGCAACACCTGCTGGGTCTGCAACTGCTCCTGTGGCAACATGGGGTCAAATGAGTTCGACTTCGTGTGCGTCTCAATTGAAGATTGTTGAAAGTTTAAGAAGTACTACTACTTTCGCTGACATAGTAAGAGGATTACTTGTTTTCGGAAGAAAAGTTCTTAGACCTGAGTGCTTAGGAAGAACAATTTACGTTATAGACTAATAATCTAATACTTTGTTGGGCGATTGAAATATATCGCCCAGCAACTAACTAAAGGATTAATTATGAAAAATATAAAAGAACAAGTAATACATCTCTGGACCGACCACAAGAAAATTGTTATCGGTGTAGCAGTTGTTATTGTTATAGTTATTATCGCTACTTAATCCGTAAAGGAATTAAATATGGCAAAGACCTATTTAGCTATGACTAACGAATTGTTAGTTGAGATAAATGAACCTGAATTAACAGCTATTTCTGGTGCAGTCGGTGTACAAAAACAAGTTGCTAATTGTGTTAATAGAGCCTACTTTGATATAGTAGACGCTGTTGATGATTGGTCTTGGTTAAGTACTGATGCACCTGATGACCCTTATTATGGAAATACTATTGTTCCAACAGTTGTTGGACAAAGATGGTATTTATCTAAAGCTCTTTCAACAGGGGTAGATACTGATTTTGATTCAGTCAATTGGGATATGTTTACTCTTGTAGACACTAACTCACCTTATACAAATAATAAATTAGCTTTTACAACTTTAACTACATGGAGAGCTAATTATGCAGAAGCAGAAGAAGAATCTGCTAGAACTGCAAACTATGGAGTTCCAGTAAGAGTTATTAGAAGTTCAGATGGTAGAAGATTTGGATTATCTCCAATACCTGATAAAATTTATAATATACATTTCTTTGCTTACGATAGACCTGCTGCATTATCAGCAGATACCGATACAGTTTTATTTCCAGAACAATACAAACCAGTTTTACTAGCAAGAGCTAGATATTACATATATCAATTTAAAGATAATATTGCACAATCACAATTGGCATTAGATGAATATAAAAAAGGATTACAGTCAATGGCTGATAATCTAAATTCACCACAACCATCTTATATGTCAGATGTGAGATTTACATATTTATTACCATAGGAAAATAAATGCCAACACAAGGAGCTTCCATTACAGTTGCAGGAGGTTTAGATTTAGTATCCAGTAGTCATGCATTATTCAGAACACCTGGAGCTGCAACTATATTAGAAAATTTTGAATCATCTACAACAGGTGGTTACAGAAGAGTAAGTGGTTATACAAAATTTGGTGGAGGAAGTTCAACAGTTCCTAGTGGAACTTCAACAGATGCTATTACAGGATTAGTTCCTTATGCAGGTGGAGTTCTAGTTTGTCAAGCTTCAAATATATATTGGAGTCTTGATGGTATAAGTTGGACTCAAATCAATAAAGATACTTATAAAGATTTAACAGGTACAGTTGCAGTAACTGCAAGTTCAGCAGCAGTTGTTGGAACTGGAACATTATTTACAAGTGAATTATCTGTAAATGATAGAATAAAAATTAATAGTATTAAGTATAGAGTTTTATCTATTACAGATAATACAAATTTAACATTAGATATTGATGTTGTATCTACTGCTAGTAGTCAAACTATTTCTAGAAGTGGAATGATTGCTAGTGAATTATCTAGTGCAACAGTAATATCAAGAGCTAATCAAACTAATGTTCAGTTTAGTAATTATGAATCTGAAGGTGGATTTGGTACTTTATACATATGTGATGGAATTAACAAAGTAGGTGAATTACAAATTACTAAATCAGGAAGTGTCTATACTTATTACTTTGAAGAGTTAGATAGGTCAACTCCTGTTAATCCTAAAAGAACAACTATCTTTTCAGAACGATTAGTAGTAGCTGGACAATCTGTATCAACAAGTACTGTTGCTTATAGTAGCCGCTTAAAACCTTATGATTTTGAAGCGACTGGTTCAGGCTCAATTGATGTTGGAGATGTCATTATAGGAATTAAAGTCTTTAGAAATACTCTTATTATATTTTGTAAAAACAGTATATTTGAGTTGACAAGTCTCGATTCTACCCCTATACTTAAATCTATAACTAAGAATATAGGTTGTATAGATGGAAATACAATTCAGGAAATAGGTGGAGATTTAATCTTCCTAGCACCTGATGGTTTACGAACAGTTGCTGGTACAGCTAGAATTGCTGACGTTGAAATTGGTTCTGTTAGTAGAAAAATATTACCTTTAATAAATGATATACTTGATAATATAGCAGACTATACTTTATCAAGTATGGTTATTAGAGAAAGAAGTCAATACAGATTATTTTATCATAATTCAGGTCAAGCTAAATCAGGTCAAAAAGGAATTATAGGAACATTTAAATTTGATGAACAAGGAATCCCTGCTTTTGAATGGAGTGAATTAAAAGGTATGGAAATTAAACATTGTTCTTCAGATTTAAATCCTTCTAATGAAGAAGTTAAATTTGGTTCAAATGATACTGGATATATTTATCAATTAGATACTGGTAATAATTTTGATACTTCAAATATTAATGCAAGATTTCAAACTCCAGATATGGATTATGGAGATGGTGGATTAAGAAAAAGTTTATATAAAGTTAAAGCAAATATCTCACCAGAAGGAACACAAAATAATTTAAAACTAAGAATCAGATATGATTTTGATTCTACAGATGTACCTCAACCTGGACAATTTTCAGTAGGAAGTTTAAGTAGTTCATCTTTATTTGGTGCATCAGGTTCTATATTTGGAACCTCTTTATTTGGTGCAACAACATTACCAAGCAAAGATGTTTTAGTAACAGGTAGTGGATTTACAAATAGTTTTAGATTCTTTACTGACGATACTGATGCTGGATATTCTGTCAATGGAATGTTCGTATCATTTATAGCAGGAGGAAGAAGATAATAATATGGCAGGTTATACACGACAAAGTACAATTGCTGATGGTAATACGATTGATGCCTCAATATTTAATAATGAGTACAATCAACTTTTAGCAGCATTTGTAAATACAACTGGACACAAACATGATGGCACAGCAGCCGAAGGTCCAGTTATTTCTGTTCTTGGAGATTCAGGTGTTGTAACTCCTTTAAATAAAATTTTAGTTGATACTGCTAGTAATCATTTAGAATTTTATGTAGATGTTTCTAGTGCAGCAGTTCAACAATTAAGAATTCAAGATGGAGCAATCGTTCCAATTTTAGATAATGATATAGATTTAGGTACAGGTTCTTTAGAATTTAAAGATATACATATTGATGGTACTGCTAATATAGATACATTAGTTATTGGTACTTCAAGTGGCATAACATCTTTCTTAGATGAAGATGATATGTCTTCTGATTTGGCAACTGCAGTAGCTTCTCAACAATCAATCAAAGCTTATGTAGAGTCTCAAATTGCAAGTGAAAATGAATTATCAGAATTAAATGATGTAAATATAACAAGTGTTGCAAATGAAGATGTCTTAGCTTATGATAGTGGAACATCAAAATGGATTAATCAATCCGCAGCAGAAGCAGGTTTAGTTACTTTAACAGGTTCTGAAACCCTTACAAATAAAACTTTAACAAGCCCAGTTATTAATACGCCTACAGGTGATGTAGCAACAATAACAGGTTCTCAAACTCTTACAAATAAAACTCTTACAAGTCCAGTTATTAACACACCAACAGGTGATGTTGCAACTATAACTGGTTCTCAGACTTTAACAAATAAAACTTTAACATCTCCTACTTTAACAAGTCCTGTTTTAAATACAGGAATTAGTGGTACAGCTTTTTTAGATGAAGATAATTTTGCATCTGATTCAGCTACTAAAGTTGCTTCACAACAATCTATTAAAGCATATGTTGCTACTCAAGTTTCAGCAGGAGACCTTACTGCTATTGTAGCAGGAACGGGTTTAACTGGAACAGATTTATCAGGACCAATTCCAACTTTAAATGCAATTGGTGGAAATGGTATAACTGCTAATGCAGATGAGTTAGTAATTGATACATCCATAACAGTTGATAAAACAACTGCA